CCCCGGACCGCGTCGGCGTAATTCGTTTCGATGTGGACGACCTTTGTTATTGTATCCTGTGCCATTGAAAAAAGGGTTTAATATTCAACAATAGTGAATCCGAAATCGTCGACGATTCGGGCGATTCCCGGTTGTGCATAATACGCCGACCGGGACCCGGTCGGGACGAATATTTGTTTCGGCGTCGCGGATGTGTAATCCGACCCGGCGGAATGGAACGCGGAATAATTAATCTCCGGAGGCGTGGTTCCGTGGAATCGAATTGTTGTGAGGTCGTAACAGTGACCGAACGCGACCTCGCCGATTGACGTTACCGAGGCCGGGAATTCGACGGAACGCAACGCGTAACAGTATTCGAACGATTGCCGCGCGAACTCCTCGACGGATTCCGGGAATATGAATCTAACGACGTTGCGGGCGTAATAGAACGTTTTTCGACCGAACACCCGGATTCCCTCGGGGAAATAAATATAACCCACGTTGTCGAGGGCGTACGCGGCGGTTTGTTCCCCGGGGATTTCCTCGGCGGTTTGGTAATTAACCAATCCGGACACGGTGTCGGAAATGAACGCGCAATCGGTCAAATCCATTCGGCGCGTTGTTCCGGACGAGGCCGCCCGGGTTCCAATATTGCCGATGTCCTCCGGTGTGAGGGCGCGACCGGGCGACGATTTGACCTTTAACGTCCCCCTCCAATTGGACGGACATTCCATTAACCACGTTGAACCGTTGTCCGTCGAGAATAACAACGTAATGAACGTTGCGGGCGCGGCCGTTGGCAACTGTAACAATTCGACGTTGCAATATTCCTCGGCCGTTTGAACGGATATAATCGCGTAAAACCGCCCGTATTGTTTGAGGAACACGGGTTTTGAATAATCGAGGTTGAGGAGGTCAAACTCGGTCAACCGGATTCGTTCCTTGAGGACGACCGCCGAATTCAACAGGGCGGATAATTGCCCGTAATATAGGGAAATCATATTGTCAAACGAAATCGGGAGGAACCGGGCGATTGCCTCGTTTCCGGTAGACCCTCCGGAACGCATACAAACGAGTCGGGGATTGACCGCGACGTCCTTAATTTCGCCGTTCTCCATTGCGTAATGAGGAATTACCGCGAGGGTTGCGGCAACGGGCGTCGACGACCCGGAGGACGTGTGCGTCGTTTGCTTTTCGTCGGACGGGACAAACGGAACCGTCAACGCGTCCCGTTCCAATTCGAGGGTTTCGTTTTCGACAATGAGGGGTGCGTCCCCGGACGCCTCGACGGTGTCGTCGTCCTTGTACCGAAACCAATTTTTGCGGGCGTAATCGCCGAACGAGAATTTAATTTCGTTCGGGTCGGTTTCCCCGTCGGCGGCCCGAATGAGTTTCGAGGACCAATCGACCGCGTTTGACCTGTTGTCGATTACGGAATCGAGTGTCGCGAATTTGATTTTGTTTGCAACCCCGGACGGGACGACATACAGGCCGAACAACCCGCAAATCGCCTTGACGAAATCGAGTTGTGTAATATCGGGAAAATTGCCCTTTGCGCGGAAATTCTCGCCGAGTGAAATATTCGATTCGACCGCCGGGGGCGTGAAATCGAGTGTTGCCGAGGACGACAACGAGTGAAACCTGTAACCGTCGGACAAATCAAATCCGATGTATATTTCCTCCCCCTCGAGGATGTCGAACGCCCGGGACATAACGAACGTTTGCGAGAAATAGTAACGGCCGCCGGACTTTCCCAACGATTCCGTACCCGTACAATAACCGCCCCAATAATCGTCGTTGCGGCCGTTGGACGAACGCATTTTCAACGCCAAATCGGGTTTGTATCCCTTTGACGAACACGATGTCGTCGCGACAAAGATAACCACCAATTCGACGCGCCCGGCGTAATTGCTTTTGACAACCGTAACCGGGGCCTTTTCCCCGAAACTGAATCCGCGTTCGGTGTCCTCGGTCGTGTAATACGTCGACGCGGGCATTGTGAACCGTACGCCGATATGATAGTCGCACCAACCCTGTGTAACGTGCGCGGTTATATTGGACCCGTGTTTGACGGCCGACGAGAATTGTTTTCGAGTGGTGAGGGCAACGGCGACGGAACGGAACAGGCCGCGCAAATTGTACCCCGGCCGGGACATATACCCGGACGGGAACTCAAAGGTAATCCCGGAATCGGATTGCATTTTCTCGAGGATTTTTCGCACCGACACGAATTTATGTAACCAAATTTGGTTGCGGACGTTCGACGGGAGGGTATCCATTGACCCGAGGCCGCAATCATAATCGGCGTTGATGAAATACGAGTCGTCGATGTAAACGTCCGGGTCGGTCGGCGTGTCGCCGTCGACGCAATACGTCCGGGACCCGGTCGCCGACCAAATTTGTATGAGGGAATCGAACGACAAATCGTTCAACTTTGCGCCGGATTCAATCCATTGTTGAAAACGTGTCATTTCGCCCCAATACAACGCGATTTCGTAATTCTCCGAGGCGGATAACATAACCGCGTACGCGTCGGAAATGATTTTCACGCCGTTTCGGATGTACTCGGCCGGGTGTCGCTGATATGGGAACGACGAGTTCCGGGCCGGGGTTGAGGCGTGGTCGAAAATCATTCGGTTGCGAATGGTTTTCGGGAGTTGGATTGTTTGGGAGTTTGACGAGGTGATTTTCGACACGTCCCCCAACAAATTTGATTTGAAATTCAACACAATTCGGGTGTCCGGGGACATATCGACCCGGAGTCCGTTAATAATGAGTTCCTCGTTTTTCATATTACAACGATTGCGTCAATTGTGAGGGTTCGACCACGGCGATTGTGAAATCTTGCCGGGGTTTCGTGGACTTGCTGATTGTCGCGGCGGAAACGTTGACCGCGTGCCATTGCGGGATGTCGTTGTCGTTGTATCCGTCGAATATATCGACGAACGGGGACGAGGCGAGGGTCAACAGGAAATCGAACGTTTCCCGGTCGACGGACTTTGCGCCGAGGGTCCGGGTTTTCGTCCGGGAGAATGATTGCCGGACCTCGGTTCCCCTGTTCATTCCGCCGTTGTAAATTACGGGGTTTATGATGTCGGCCGACACGAACGAGGACGCGGCGACGGCGTCGGATGTTCCGAGGTCCTTAAACAACCAATAACAAAACCGTCCTTGATTGTCAATCCAACGCAAATAAACGCGTTTCTCGGCATTTGCCGGGGTCCGGTCAACCTCGACGTTGTACGTGAGGATTCCCTCGGTTTCAACGTCGTTTTTCGACACATACCCGAACGGTTGCGACAACCGGAACGCGTGTTCGATTGTGAACGGGTCGATTAGTTCCTTGACGTTGAGGAGGGCGCGGGAATACCCGGACGCCGTGTTCGTCGACAAAATTTGTTCCTGTGGAAAATTCACACCGGGGCGTTGCGCCCCGTCGACGACGAGGTCGAACATTCCACCACGGCGGCAATAAAAATCGAGGGTGAACGGGTAATTCACGAACCAACGGCGGCGGATGTTCCCCCCGGTGGATTCCCCGCGTTCGATGTTACCGAATACGGAGTCGACGGAAAAACTCGCGACGACGACGGTTGCGTTGTTGTTGTCGGTGTATGTCACAACGGCCGAAATCGTCCGGAAATTGTAATTCCTCGTCCACATTCCGCCGTTGTAATCGACGACGTCGAGGTTGAGTTCCGCGAACGCGGTTTGCATAAACCGCCGGACGTCAAACACGACCTCCAAATTATACACGTTCCGATACTCGGTGTACGTCCGGCCGTCCGGGTCCGACAACTGAATCGTGACTGTTTCGGGGATGAATACCGTTCCGCCGCCTTGCGTCCAATATACCCGGACGAGGGCGGGAACGTTCGAAAAATGAACGGAATTCGGGTAATCGCAATATCTTAACCCGGAGTGAATTTGTCGCATATCGTATTGTGTTTTTAATTGTTTATCGTTCGGAGTATTGATTCGGTCAATTGGACGTCGAACAGGCCCGCAAGACGGGAGGAAACGTTCTCGACGGCCGTTGGGATTTCGTTTGAGAATATGTCGTCGCAGCCGCCGTCCCGGAACAGGGCGGAACCGGATGTCATTATCTTTGTCGCGACCCCCCACGGGGAGTCGAGGTTGATTCCCTTTGACGCGGCCCAACCCTCGACGACGTTAATAAACCATTTCGGCGCGGACGGATACTCGGTCCCGTCCTTGCGGGGTTTCGTGTGAATCTTGGACCACGGCCGGGAACCTGTTTCGAGTCCGGCAAAGTACGCCCTCGCGTCGATGTCGCCGGAGGCCCCGTCCGAGGAGGACTCCACGTGGACGACAATTGATTCAATCGTCCGACCGGAGGCCCGTTGCCCGGCGGCGATATGATTTGCAATTATTCGCCCCTTGAGGCGTTCGAGTTCCTCGGAAAGGATGTTCTCGGCGGTTGTCCTTGCGTCCATTGTTCCCGGCGTTTATTCGATACACTCGCCGACGGCCTCGACGACCTCGGGGGTAATCGTGAAAATACAAAGGTTCGCGTCGAGGCGGTCGAACGACACGGTATAAGGGACCCGGCCCTCGATTTGTTCGAAATACCCCGAACGGTTCATTCTTGCGACGAAATCGGCCGCAATCCCTTTCAGCCGTTCGGCGATTGTTTGCGCCTGTTCCCCGGTAAAATCGAGGGGCATTTCGTCGGCGAACGCGAGGAGGGTTTGCGGGGAATCCTTGAGGAATCCCGTTGAGGTGAAATTCAGTCCGCCGGAAACGGGTTGCACATACAACAACGCCGGGAGGGTGGACCCGTCGTCGGCCTTGACAACGCCGTCGCGGTCGCGGTGGAACTTGTCAAACCGGAGGTTCGCCCGGGGCCACGTTTCGCACATATACGACAACCCGGCCTCCCGCGCGATTTCCGCGATTCTTTGTTCGATTGTTGGTGTTTGCATATCTTTATTTTTTGGGTTTGAATTTCGCGTTCACAATGTCCCGGAGGCGGCGTTCGTATGCGTCGCGTTCGGCGTCCATTTTCATACATTGATAGACCCGGAGCCACGGGACCGACAACGCGTCGTCGTGGTTGGTGATTCCCATTCGCCGGGCGTACCAATCGACGAGGCCGAACGGACCGAAATTGAGGTCGTTAACCCCGGCGGCGATTTCGTCCTCGTCCGGCGTGTGTTCTATCGCCTTAAACAGTTTCCCGATACGTTCGAGTTCCCGCGTAACGAACGCAAGGAATCCGAACACCCGGTCCGCCCTCGTCCGGAGAATCCACGCGGCCGGGCGGCGCGTCTTGAGGACCGTTCGCGCGACGATAACGATTGAATCGGCGTTCGACGACCCCTCGATTTCCTGTAACCCGAGGAGTTCCCCGAACGTGAGGCCGTCGAGGGAATCCGGGACGCGGCGACCGAACAGACGGTCCGGCCGGGGTTGGTGGTTCAACCACGCCCGGGAGGACGGCGTCAACGCCTTTTCAATCCGGAGAATCCGGGCCGTTGAGGGTATGTTTGTTTTCCTGTTCATTCCGTCGTTAATTGAGTTTTGAAACGTGGACCCTCGCCCCTCGGACTTGCGGCCGAATGTGATATATCATTCCCATATTGAGTCCGTCGAAATAGTCCGGAGAGTGACCGAGGATTCGTTTTTGTTCGGCCTTGTCGATAAGGCGTTTTTTTGACGTGTCGGCGTCGACGTCGTATGATACTAAACACGCCTCGAGTTCCTCGGCGATTGCCTCCCGGACGGCCGGGTCGTCGTCGCAATCAATGTGCAATTGTCGGTTGTTTATGAGTTCCGCGAGTTTGAACGCGCACTCCGATTTGAGGTTGTAATAAACCTTTGAATTGTACGCGGGTTGTCCGCCGTGAAACTCGGTAATCCCGACGAGGTACGACGAGAGGTAATCCCCGAGGCCGTCGGAGTCCGCGACGATTTGGGAACGGCCGACGCCAAATTCCCGGGCGAGGTTCGCGAGGGAATCCTCGATTTCCTTTGAACTCGCCTTGTCGAGTTTGATTCCGATTTTCGCACAAAGACCAATCCATTTCCACGCGATAAACTTGTCGCGGCCCCGGGTCGCAAGGTCGGCGGAAATCCGGCGCAAACCGACGGGTTTAACCGGATTCGTGAACGTGTCGAGGATTGCGTCGTAATCGACGAGGGCGTTAACGTTCCCCTCGTATTCCCAATAACCGGACAACAGGCGGAGCCGGGTTTGACGGTTTTTGATTGACTCGAGGGTCCGGATGTACTCGGGCGATACGAACGGGTTGTCATATACGAGGGCCTGTACGAACGCGCAATCCTTGTCGAGGGTCCCGGCCTTGAACGGCTTGTAAAATTGTGTGTACAACCAATTTTTTTTGGGATTACACGTGATTAACATTTTCGGTTCGAGGCCGTATTCCACGTTGAGGTGTCGCCCGATTCGGGACTTGAGGACCTCGAACGCGAGGTAATGGACCTCGCCGCCCTCCTCAATCCAACCCCCGGTGAATTCCTTTGAACCGAGGCGTTCGAACATTGGGTCCTTTTTCGGGTAAAACGTAAGGTCGAGGAGGATTATTTCCGAACCGTTTTTGAACTTGATTCCGTCGTCGTTGAGGCGGTAATCCGTAAACCCGTATGAATTCGCAACCTTGCCAAACGTAACGAGGACGGACTCGCGGGAATCCTTTATGTTGTTTCGGCCGACGAACCAACGCGTCCGGGGGAACGCCCAACAACACCGGAGTAACCAATCGCAACCGAGCCACGATTTGCCGCCTCCGGCCGCGCCGCCGTAAGCGACGAACCGGATTGACGGGTCCGCGAGGTAATGCAACGCGAGGAGTTGTTTTGCGTTGAATTGCGGCGAGTTGTTTGTTGCGGCCTGTTGCATTGTTCAAAGGATGTTTATTCGCCGTCCTCCTCCCGGTTCCGGGCCTCCCGTTCGGCGTCGATACGGGCGCAATACTCGACGATTCCCGGGACGTCCGGGACGACGGACGAAAACCCGGTGAACGCCTTTCCGCCGGAGGTAATATCGACCCTCGCGGTTTGGAGTCCGAGGAGTTTGTCCCGGCGTTCCTCCCACGCCCGTATTTCGGCGAGAATCCGGACGTCGCCGATTTGGTCGTCCGTAACGGTCGCGTCCTCGGATGTGGTTTCAACCGGGGTAATCGGTTTTTTGAGTTTCGGGATTCCGAAACCGTTTATTTCCGTGTGGTATTTGTGGACCTTTTTTGTCTTGCGGGTTTTCTTTTTCTTGGACGCCTCGTATAATTGCCAAAGTTCCGCGAGTACGTGTTCACATTCCGCGACGGCCTCGTCGATTGCCTGTTTCGTCGATTGCGCGGATTCCTCCCGCCAACGTGCGAGGCAAAGGTCCCAATCCTTTTTGATTGTCGCAACGGTTACGCGTTGCCCGGTTTCCTTTTCGACGAGGGGGATTATTTGCCGGAACGACATTCGGCGCAACTTGTATTTCGACACGACCGGGAGGCGTTCCTCCCGGAGGAGGGCCGCCGACGGTGCGTGATGTTTCGCCGTGGGTGTGTTTTTCTTGGGGTCCATTGTTTAGACTGATTGTCGTTTACAGTTGCAAAGTTACAAAAAGGTGTGTACAAAATACACACCAATTCGTAAAATGAAATATTACTCCTCGTCGTCGGCGTCGAGGGCCTCGATGATGTCGTCGAAATACGGTTTCTCGAGTTTCCGGAGGGGACCCTCGGACGCGAGGCGGAACGCCCGTCGTTTGTGTCGATTCGTTAACGCCTTGTAAGACAATAACATATCTTGCGCCGTTTGCGCGGTTACGTGTTGGTCGTGTTCCCGGGCGGCCTCCCACAATCGGCGGAGTCGGTCAATGAACGGGTCGTTCTCGGATGTCCTCGCCGGGGGCGGCGTTACCTGTATAAACCGGGACCGGGGTTCGATTCGTTTGTCGGGTTGTTGGTTGGGTAGTTTCTTTTTCATTGTGCAATACTTTTTGTTTGAGGTTCCATAAGGGCGCAAATTCGACGGCTAAACGGAACCCGAAATTGTTGTTCATTGTTACGGAAATAAGTAATTGAGGACGGTTATTTTGAATTCCTCGAGGTCGCGGCAAACAACGTATTTGTTGCCGTTCTCCTCGGCGACCTGTTCCCATTCGATTTGCTTGTCGGATTGCCCGGAACCCTTGCGGTGGGTTTTCATTTCGATACAAAGGGAATGATATTCGCCACGGCCGACGAGGAGGATTAAATCCGCGACCCCGGCGGTGAGTCCCTCGCGTTTGAGGATTGCGCCCGTCCGGGCGTTTCTCCGGGCGGCGTTGGGAACCGCGATAAGCAACGGGGCGATTGCCGGGAACTCGGACCGGAACCACGCGACGCAAAGTTGTTGCAATTGGGATTCCTCGTGTCCGGGTTTCTTGCGGTCTTTTTCCGGCGAGGGGGATTCACCGCGAACGGAACGGAAATACTCGTAAACGTCGAATTTCGCGACGTACTGTTTGACGGGTGCGCCGAGGCCGGATTTTGTATCCAACAAAGATTTGTTTTTCGGCAACTTGACCCAATCCTCCGGGGACCTTTTGCCCGGGGTTATTTCGCCGTGTCCGTCCGGAGGTGGGAGTTTCTTTTTTCCGGCGAGGATGTCGGCGAGTTCGGCGACGGTTATTGTTTCCTGTTTCATACGTCAAAGAGGTTTAATTGTTGCGTTTGATTCCCGGCCGCGTCGACGACGATTCCTCGACAAACGCGGTTGAACCACTCGTCCGAGGTGCGGAAATAATCCGGGTCCAATTCGCAACCGACGAAATCCATTCCGAGTTGATACGCGGCGATTCTTGAGGCCCCGGACCCGAGGTGTGAATCGAATATCCGTGACCCCCCCCCGTGCATAATTTGACAAAATCCACGTGTACAACTCCACGGGTTTTTGTGTCGGGTGAATCTTTCCGCCCTCGACGGGTGTTGTCGTACGGAACCGGAAAACGCGTATTTTTCGATGTATCGAACACCACGCGAATTCCGCCTCGGAAAAGGACCGTCCGTAATTCATTTTGTCCCAAACAATCCAATCCTCGGACAACGGGAGTTGAAAGTAATTTCCGCCCCAAATTATTTGTTCACGGGCCACGCGGAATAACTGTTCGAAATACTCCGGGCCGGGGACGCCGGAATCCCAATCCTTGCCGCGAGAATACGTCCGGCGCGTTCCGATTCCCATTGTCATTTTTCCCGCGTTGATTCCATACGGCGGGTCAACGACGGCGAGGTCGAACGCGTTGTCCGGGAGGGAACGCATATACTCGAGGCAATCGACGTTGTATATTTCGGATGTCATTGTCCTAATAGTTTACGATAAGGGTTCGCCTCGATTGAGGAAATAAGGCCGAGGGCGCGGCGGATTCGTTCGAGGTCCTTTTCCGACATTTTGCCGTCCTTGTTGTCGGCGGAATCTTTCGGGGTAATGTCGAAAAGGTCAAATTTGTTCACAAAGGCGACGAGGAACGCCTCCTCGGTCTTGCGGAGTTCCCGGGCGAGGGATTGACGGTAATAATCCCACTCCGGCGCGAAATCGGCGAAATCGAGGTCGGTTAATTCGACGTACAATTCCTTTGCGCGTTTGTTGACGCGGGCGGTCGTGAATTCCTCGGATTTCGACCCGAAATGATGAACGATAACCGCCATAAACAACCGGAATTCCTGTTTGTTGGAATATCGGAACGTTCGGGTTTGTTTCGCGTCGTCGAGGATGTCCTCCATTGTGAGTCCATATTCGGCGAGTCGCTTTTCCAACAGGCGACGGGCGGTGTCGGCCTCGCCCCTGTAACCCTGTTCCGCGAGGCGGGCAATCTTGCGTAACTGTTCGAGGACGGATTCGTCCGGGAGTTTATTTTGTTTCATTGTTCGTCGGATTTATCTTGAGTAACAGGGCGTCGACCTCCTCGAGGCGTCCGGTGTTGTGTTGGATATGTCGGTTGAGGGCCGCCGCAATCCGGGCGGCGTCGCGCGTTTCCTCGAGTTGTGCGAGGTGTCGACGGTTGTTTTTAATGCGGTCGACGATACGGCGTCGCAACTTGCCGAGGCCCGCGCAAAGGGTGTCGAGTTCCTCCGGGGTAATTTCAATTTGAATTCGGGGGGGGTAATAGATGTTTCTTTCATTTCGATTTGTGTTTTCCGGGTTTGAATTTATGCGCCTCGCAACTGTTCTCCGGGTCCGTGATACACCCACGGGACAAACACCCGAGGACGTCGCCCGGGGTGTACGGGACCGAAAATCGGCAATTGTCACAACGGCGCGGTTTCTTGTTCATACGTTGCCGTTCTCGATGTCCTCCCGGCGTCGGCCGAGGAAATACTCGTCGCCCTGTTCCTTGTCGTTGTCCGGGAGATTCTCCACGTACAGGACGAGGGCGACGTACATAATCGCGAAAACAAACAGTCCAACGGCAACCGCGAGGATTGCGAGAATGATTAACAAGACTTTCATAATACGGGATGTTTAGGGGTTTTCGGTATAACGAGGAGGTCGCGGTCGTCGCCCTTGTCGGGTAAATACATATAAGTTCCGAGGGCGATATAATGCCCGGAGCCGTCCGGACATTCGGCGGACAAAACAACCTCGGTCCGGCGGTTTCTCGCCCGGTCGCGGGTGATACTGATTGCCCGTTCCATTGTCGTATTTAACACGGAATCCGGGCGGCCGTGTTGGGTGATTTTGAAATTGTGTCGTTCCTGTTCCATACGCCGGGATTACTTTTCGATTCGTACGGCGACGAGGGCCGGGGAAATCGACACGTCGCCGGATATGTTCCAAACCTCGTTGACGTCCTCGACCTTGCGGCCTCGGTTCCCGAGTAACCACTCGATTAGTTCACGGGAGAAAATGTAATTCCGACACGTCCCGCCGTTGGTCGTCAACGGGTATCCCTTTTCGGGGTCGGCCGTGAATACGAGGTATATTTCCCCGGTTATGTTGTTGAACACGGGGAACGACATTCCGAACCCCTTTTCCTCGAGGAGGGCGGCGAGGGGGCGGTTGAACCGGACGTAATAATTCCGGGTCTTGAGGTTGCACATAATTTGAACCTCGGTTTCCTTGAGGTTTCCGGTCCGGGTCTTTTTCCCGGGGTTGTTCTCGACGGACGAGAACAGGTCGAAATTTTCAATCATTGTTTTGTGTTTTTATTGGGTTGAACTTGTTTCGTTGGATTCGGGTTCCGGGGATTCGGCCGGGTCGATAATTTCGACGTAATAATCGTTGATTGTTTGACCGATTCGGACGAGTCCCTCGGATTCTAATTCCTTGAGGGTTTCCCGGGCCGCCTGTGCGCGTTCCGGCCCGAGGTGGCGGGATAACTCGACCCCGAGGCAAAACGTCGGAATACGGCGGTTTTTTCGCTTGTCGTCGCGAACGCGGGCGACGGCGTCGAGGATGTGGGTTTGTTCGGGTGTCATTTGCGAGGAAAATTATTCGTTGAGAAATAGAGTTTCCATTCCGGATTGATTCCGAGGGCGGCGACAATCTTTTCCCCGGGGACCGATTGGAGGAAATCGCAACAGGGTTTCGGGGCGTGGATAACGAGTTGTTTTGCCGGGGTTGCAAGACACCCGACGGAATCGCGGAGAATCCAATTGTCCGCGTTGGGATTGCCGGAGGTCTTGAGGGCCTTGTATAACCTTTCGATAACCCACAATTCGTTGTTCCGGCAAACCTTGAATTCCGGGTCGAGTGTGTAACCCTCGGCGGCGGCGCGGCGTTGCTCCGGTAGTAACCAAACATTCCCGGCGCGGTCGGTCCACAAACGGCGTTCATTCGCGGCGACGAACTGTTTAACCTGTTTCGCGGGATGTAAGGCGTTCGCAAAGAAAAACAACTTGTAATATTCGCGACGTTCGGCGGCGGCCTCCTCGGGACCGAGGGTCGACAACGAAAAGCCATTCACGCGCGTTTTATCGTTTAGAGATATAAATTGTTTTTCTTGTTCTTTTGAGGAATCATTATTCCCATTATTCCCGTTCTTACTTTCTTTCCATTCTCCAAGTGTTGTTATTTGTTTGTTATCGGTTTGTTGTTTGTTTGTTGTTTGATTGTTATTTGATTGTTGGTCGAGTTCCTCGTCGCATTGGTAACTATCAAAATTACAAACACTTATAACCGTATATTTGTTTGTTGATTTTCGCGTTATTTCTCCGGTGCGTTCGAGGCGGGACAAACACGTTCTCACCTGTTGGGTTGTTAATCCGGTCGCCCGGACAAGCGAGTCAACACTCGTCGGGAACTCGCCCCGGCGGATATTGACCGATTGCCAAACGTGGTCCTTATGAGCCGCCGACAACAGGATGTAAATAAAAATTTGCACCATTTCCGGCCGCGAGAACCATTGCCAATTGAGGAACCGACGATATAATTTGACCCAACCGTCCATTTCTTGCCTACATTGAGAGTTTATCGAGTGGGACGACTAAATCCTTGACCGCGACACAAACGTTCGCGTACGGGGCCGTTTTCGCGATATTCTCGCGGAATATTGCGGGGTCGGCGTTGTCGCCCGACAAATGAATCAAAACGACGGTTTCGAGGGCGGCGGTGTTGTGTTCCGCAACAAAGGCCCGGCAACGGTCGAGGGACAAATGATTCTCCCGGATTCGTCTTGCAAGGGCCGGGAACATTTCCCCGCGTCCGAGGTTGTCGTCGATGATTGAATCGGCGTAATTCGCCTCGACGAGGAGATGTCGGATATTGCTTGCCCGGAATGAGTAATCAATCCGGCCCGTATCCGTCGCAAAAACAATCCTCCCGGACTCGTCGTGTTCGATGATATACGAAAAAGGTTCGGCGGCGTCGTGGACGGCCGGGAACGGCCGGACGGCGAATTCCCCGATTGTCGATGATTCCCACGCCTTGAGAACGTCGACAAGGCGGGCGTCGTTGAGGCGGAGGGCCTCCCGGGTTCCGGCCGACATAAAGACCCGAAACCCGAGGACCAACCAACGGTGAACAAATCCGGCGTGGTCGCCGTGTTCGTGCGTAATGAGAACCCCGGCGATTTTGCGGGTCGACACCCGGCAACGTTGGAACACCTTTTCCGGGGACACGCCCGCCTCGAGAACGAGGGCGGACGTTATCCCCTCGAGGACGTAACAGTTGCCGGAGGACCCGGTCGCGATTACGTGTAATTTCATACTCCGGAGGATTTAATCGAGTCCGTTAAATAAACCCTTTCCGGTGTCCTGTGTCCCGGCCTGTGGGCGTTCCGCCGGGGCGGGTTCGGGTTCGTGGGATTCCGGGGATTCGTGCGACTCCGCCTCGGGCGCGTCCTTGACGGCCTCGATAACCTTTGTTTCGTCGAGGGCGTCGAGGTTCACCTCGATAACCTCGGGTTGTTCCTGTTGCTCCGGGGCGTCCTGTGTGAGGTCCTTGTCGTTGTCTGTGTACGTTTCGTACATTCCGGATTCGTCCGAGGCCGTAATAAACAGTTTACACGCGCGGTTAATAACCGTCTTTTTGCACATTTCCTGTGTGAAATTGAGGTGTGCGGGGGAATTCCCTTTCGTTGCGCCCTGTTGCCACGACTTGCGGATTTCGTCCATTGTCATAACCTCGACGTACGGTTGACGTTCCGGGTCGTCGGCGTAAGGAACCAACGCCCACGCGCCGATGATATTTGCGTTGTCGATGTTCGCGAGGGATTGAACGTGTTTCGTTACAACCTTGTTTCCGGTTTTGGTGTCGATAATGTACTCGAATTCGTCGCCCTTGTAAATAACCTGTGCGCGGGGTTGTCCGGCCCCTCCGAGGCGTTTTGCGAGGGCCATATTACCGTGATATTGCGGTTGAAATTGGAGTTTGTTTCCGTACCTAATGAACGAACATTGTTTCCGGGCGAGGGATAATCCGAGAATACACATCCGAAACAGGGATTGCGCAACGGACGCGGACTCGACGACGGCGAGGGTCGGCGAACCGTTCGCCTCCTTGCGGTCGGAAAGTTCGAGGAGGGCGAGGGCGATTTCGTTTCCCGGGTGGAACCCTTGAGGAATCCGGATTCCCCCGGCCTTTGACAAGGCGGCAATCTTGTTGAGGACCGCCTTTTCAATCTTGTTTTTGTTGTTGACCGCGATTTGTTCGGCGGTCAACGCGAGGTTGTTGTTTGCCATAATGAGTTGTTATTGAATGTGTGTGACGTGTTTTGCGGGACGGGGTTTCGTCCCGTTGAGGATTGGTTGAACGTCGGAGTTCCTGTAAAACACCGACACGCCGCGCCGGACCGGGACAAGATACCCGGATTTCTCCCACCTGTTAAGTGTGGACGGGTTGACCTTGAGGATTCCGGACACGTCGACGCGCGGGATAAGGAAATCCGAGTGTTCGGCCGCAATGGACGCCTCGAGTTCGGCCCGGGTGTCGGCAATAATCGTCCGGGCGGCGGTTATGATGTCGCCGAGGCGGATTGAAATTGTAATGTCCGGATTTTCCCGGGCGAGTGCGAGGAGGTCCATATCTTGCGGGTTTATTCGATTGAGAGTTCCGCGCCCTTGACGACCGAGAGGCGGACGACCTGTGAGTCGACGTCGAAACGGGACACGGTGATTGATTCGGCGTTGTCAACGAATATCGGCGCGTTCACGCCGTACGCGCGGCAAAACGTCGCGATTACGTCCATACCGACGAGGATTCGTTTTGCGTCGTTCATTGAACCGTACGGAACGTTGTTCGGGTCCATAACCGTACAATCTTCGACGACATCCCCGTTTACGAGGGTGTCGAACATACGGAACCGGGCGATTTTGAACATTCCGTTAATTGCGCCCTCGACGGCGGAAATATCCTCCTTGAGGTATTCGGCCGCGTCGAATTCCATTTGTTCGAGTTCGGCGAGGTGTTCCGTGTACGACTTTTTGTTGTCCTCGACGGCGGCGATTTTCGCCTTGATTCGTTCGGCCTCCTCCCGGCGGGCGAGGCGGACCTTGAGGGGGTCGACGGTCGCGGCGTAATCCTTGCGGATTGCGTCCCGTTTCGACTCGAGGTCGCGACGTTTGGATAACAGGCCGGAAACGTCGGTTGAAACCGGATTCCCGATTTCCTTTTCGAGGGCCTCGATTTCGGCCTCGATTGCCTTGTATTCGTCGGATTCCTTGACGGACTCCTCGACGCCGTCCGTACTTGCAACCGGGAGGGCGTTTGCCTCGTCGAGTTCCTGTTCGGCTACCCGGAGAGATTCGCGGGTCTTTTCGATTTCCGCGCGGATAAGTTCGGCCCGGGCGGTGTCGGTTTCAATCGTTGCGCCGAGGGAATCGTAACGGGGTTGTAAGGACAACGCGGATTTCTTGAGGCGGTCGATTTCGGATTGATTCTCGGCGGTGAAATGTTCGAGGGCGGCGGCGCGGGCCTGTTCGATATTCTCGGCCGGGAGGGGTTGACCGCAAGCGGGACACACGGTTTCCCCGTTGTACTCGAACGCGCGGGTCTTGACGTTGCCGATTTGGGATTTGATTTCCGCGACCCTCGCCTCGATGTCGGCGCGGGCCTGTTTGGAGTTCTCGACGGAACCGTTGATTTCCTCGAGGGTCCGTTCGGCGTCCGCAATCTTGCGGTTCAACTGTTCGACCTTGAGTTCGGCCGAACGGATACGGGACGACCTTTCGTAATTCCCGGATTGAACCTCGTTCGTCCGGTCGTCAATGAGTTTGCGGGCCTTGAGGCGGAGGTCGGATACCTGTTTCCGTTTCTTTGATACCTCCCCGGCGGCGAGGTTGTCGGCCGTCCGGATGTCGGCGACGGACTTGTCGACGGTCTTTATTTCCGCGTCCACGGCGGCGAGGGCGGCGTCGGCCTGTTCCGCGTGGGATTGAATTTCCTTTTCGAGGGCGGCGTAATCCTCCGGAACCGGGAGGGAATCGGTATAAGCGGCGATTTTCGGGTCACATTCCGCGAGGTCCTTTTTTGTTTGCCGTTTGTCGGCCGCGATACGACGCCGGAATTCGGACACGTCCTCCCCGTTCATTTTCGCGATAATGTCGGCGTATTTGGCCCGGATTGCGGTTTTGTCGATACCGTCCCCGACGAGGGTTAACAGGGCCTCCCGGCGGGCCTTTTTGTCGGTCGTGTCGCCGATGAAAAACAACGGGTCCGTAATGAGGCGGAATATCTTTTCGTCAATGAGTGTCCCGATGTATTTTGAATACGCCTCGAGTGTGTCGACGTTCACGTTGTTAACAAAGAATAACGATTCGTGACCCGTCAATTTGGACTCGGTTTCCTTTTTTGCCCGGGACCACGTTTCACGCCACACACGGCGGAGGACGGTTTTTGTCCCGTCGGTCGAGAGTTCGGCCTCGACGAGGGTTTCGAGGTGGTGGATTTGTTCCCCGGTTACGGGGTCGATTGGTACGATTTCGAACTTGTTTTGAACGGTGTTCCGGTGGTCTTTTCCAAAGAGTAACCACGTGAACGCGTCAAAGATTGTCGACTTGCCGAGGCCGTTGTCGCCGACGATGTTTGCGGAAACGCCGCCGAGGTTGAACGTCCGGTCTTGAATCCCTTTGAAATTCTGAATCTTGAGGGAGATAATACGAATATCCATTTCGTTACAGGGTTGAAAGGTTGATATTAAAGTTTGTCGAAAGGAACCACGCGACGAGGGCGTTTGTTGTCCGGCGGATTCCCGTTTTCTCGTAGATGTTTTGCGTATGCCGTACAACGGTGTTATACGATATGTTGAGTCGGTCGGCGATTTCCTTTCCGATGAACCCATAACGATAACAATAACCGACGGCGACCCGGGTTTCGGCGGGCGTTAATACCGCGTCGGTTTTGAGGTGTTGTGCGTTGTTAAACATTGTTGAATGTGCGTTTGTGGTGTCACTCGCCCCAACAGGCGGAAACGCCGTATTTGAGGAATACGCCCTCAATCCGGGCGGCGGTTTCGACGTCGAGGATTCGTTTTCCGTCGGCGTACGCGGCGAGGGATTGACGGGTTGTTACTCCGAGGGCGGACTTGAGGTCCTCGCGGACCGCGTCGACGTCCCCGACCTTGACCTCCCGGAGGCCCTTTCGGAACGCCTTTGTCGGTGTGGGTGTGTTTGGTGTCTTATTCATTGTAAATTGGGTTTAATGATTCGTTGTTTGAGGTGTTCCCGGCGGCCGGGGCGAGTTTCTCGTCGTGGAACGGATAAACCTTGTAACCGAGCCACATTAACGCGGCCCCGGCGAGGCCCCGGAGGATGTTGTCGACAAGCGAGGCGAACCACGCGAACCAACCGAACAGTTCCTCGAGGCGGGCGTTGTACTCCGGCGTTGGTTCCCCGCAAACGGAAATGAACAACAGGAACCCGACGAACAGGATTGCGAACCCGACGAGGGCGAGAATGATTGTTTGAATAACGTTTGTTTTCATTGTCTTTGTCTTTAACCCCGTCCCGGTCAACCCCTCGCCGGGGCGAACCGGGCCGGGAACGATTAAACCTCAAAACCTAAAACGGGAGAAAAGCGGAAACGGGACGAACCGTGCTCGTGGTGTACTTGTAGATGCTGCTCACGTTGCCGCCGTAGCCGTTGAAGATGAACGCGCTGTAACTGTCATACTCGGGGTCCGGGTCCTCGTCCTCGGTCCACATCCAACGGGCGTCGCCCTCGTTGAGAGGTGTTCCGCCGATAAGGGCGAGGGCGTCGTCGAGTCCCTGAAAACGGGCGTCGTAAATGTCGAGGGCCTCGCGGCGGTCCATAAGACGGAAACCCTCGACGGCGAGGGCGGCAACGTCCGTCGCGGGTTTGAACGCCTTTGCGAGTTCGACGGCCTTTTTCCAATCGAAATTGATTTCTCCGTCCACCTTGACGGGGTCCTTTGCGAGGATGATTCCGGACTTGTCCTCGCGGACGATTGCGACGAACTCGGCGGACGTCGGATTCTCGGTGTTACGCCAATCGGCGAGGGATACGAACTCCCCGTTTGCGGGGTTCACGATGAAAATTGAAAATGTGTGTTTCATAATGTTTTGGGATTATAGGATTATGTTATAACTCGATTCCGAAATACTCGGATAAAAATTGTTGCGTGTTAATTGCTTGTTCCGGAAATAGACCCCCCCCTATTGCGGCCCGGTAATCGTCGAGATTCCGGCAAAAGAATTGAAAATACAATCCGTTGTAAACGTTCCGGTCAAAGGTTTTCCCGGCGTTCGGGTGGGTTTCGTAAAACCGCTTTTTCGCCTCGATTATTTGCTTGAGGAGTTTAGGATACTGTTTGAAATCGGCGAGGCCGTTGTCGGCCGCAAGGGGGCAACCAATACAACCGAGGCGGCGTTCGACGTGGAAAACGCCGGACTCGTCGTAATAAAGCGGGGCGCACTTGATACCGCGTTCCTCAATGAACCGGGCGACGTCCTCGTCCGTCCATTCGAGTATGGGGAGATAAACGCGGACCTTTTCCTTTGCGGAGTAAACCCGGCAAATTTCGGGTTCGTGGTATCGTTTCGCCCGGGCGGTGGATTCGGCGCGGCGGATTCCTTGTATTGCGCGGTTGTAAACCTTGTATTCCTTGAGGGCCTCGCAACAAAAACGCGCGAACCGGGACGGCGTCCCCTTTTTCTCGACGAGTTGTAAAAATGTGAGTTTCGGTTTGAGGATTGTAACGCCTTGTTCCCGGCAATGTGCGATTGTTCCCGGAGGGTCAATCGTCGTGTTCTTGTAAATCGCCTCGAAAGGGATTCCCGACATTCGGGCGAGTTCGAGGATAACGTCGGAGTCCTTTCCGCCGGAATACGACAACTCAATCGGGCCGTCGTCGGTCGGAATGGACCGCAACAGTTTGATTGCAAAATCGACTTTTCGTTCGAGGGTCATATCCAATTTGTTTGCGTTTCGTTCAAAAATTACATATATTTGCCATTTACGGCGGGTTAAATTGTTCGTACCTTTGCGGTGTGGAATCGTTAACCGATTGCAAAACTAAACATTTTGTTCGGAACAAACAAATTTTCCGAACATTATTTTCGGAGAAATTTTTGTACAAATATGGATGTGTCTAAAAATCAAAGAGTTGCGGAGTTAATCGCCGAACTCAAAAATTCCCGGAAAATCCGGAATCAATCCCACTTTGCCGAAATTGTGGGTTCCGACAAGGCGACAATTTCGGAAATCGTCCGCGAACAAATCGACGTTCCGAAAAAGTTGTTCGGAAAAATCCTCGAGGCGTTCCCGGAGATTTCCCCGGATTGGTTGGAGTCCGGCGAGGGACCGATGTTCCGGAGGTCGGAACCGTCCGACCCGTTCCCCGTCCACGTCGAGGGGGATTACGCGAATTTCGGGAATCAAAAGGTTTCCATTATGTCGCCGGAGGTGATGTCGTACCTCCGGGAGGAACAACGACAATCGGCCGTCCACCTTTCACAAATCGACCGCCTTATTGCGATAATTGAACATATAACCGGAACCCCGTTCCACAGGACCGACGCACAATGAAAAGAATTGCGATTCTCGCGGCCGTTGCCGCCCTTTTGATGTCTTGCCGGGGGAAATCCCCGTCGTTTGAGAAAACGCCCGAATACGCCGCGTTTTCGTCGTCCCTTGAACTCCTCGAATCGCGCCGGGATTCCCTGTTCAACTTGTCGGAATCCCTCCCGGCCGGGACCGCCGACGACGAGGTTCTCCGGTTAATGGAGGAAC